TTTAAGATTTGATGAGTATAATGTAAACGGAGAGTGCAAGGCTTGTAATGGCTTCGACCAATTTCACCTAATAGGCTACCGAAGAAACTTAATAGATAAGATAGGCGAAAGAATGGTAATGCAATTAGAAAGTCAGTCCAGATTAATAAAGAAATGGACTAGAACAGAATTAAACGAAATAATCGAAACGTACAAATAATGGCAAAACTAAGTAACAATAACAAAGTTAGCTTTGGGAAACGCAAATGTGGTAAGTACAAAAAGACATCTGGTCCTAAAGACAAACCTACTAAACCTTATAACCGACAAGGCAGATAATGAAAAACACATACGGAAAGAAGCTATATACTTGTAAATGTGGTTCAATTACCGAAGGATATGTATGGTTCGGTGAGATAAAACAAACTAAATTCAAATGCACTAAATGTGGCAAATCGGTTGGTTATGACAATTTAGAAAAGAAAGTAGATAGTATAATTTCAATACGAACACCAACAAAAAACAGATAATGCTAATTACCGAAATAAAATCAAATCCTAATAACCCTAGATTAATTAAGGACCATAAGTTTAAACAACTTGTAAAGTCTATTCAGGACTTCCCACAAATGCTAGAACTTAGACCTATCGTAATAGATGAGAACAATATGGTTTTAGGTGGTAATATGAGGTTAAAGGCTTGTATTGAAGCTGGGTTAACTGATGTTCCAGTAATACACGCTAACAATCTAACCGAAGCACAAAAGAAAGAATTTATAATTAAGGATAATATTTCATTTGGCGAACACGACTGGGATGCTTTAGCCAACGAATGGAATATTATAGAACTAGATGAATGGGGTTTAGATATACCAGCTTTTGCTAACAATGATATAGAAGAACCAAAGGATAATGCCAAAGGTGGCAAGACTTGTCCTAATTGTGGAGTAACTTTGTAATAATTAAGAAAGAGATTAGAGAATATGGCGAACGAACAAAATTTAATACCTGCTCAAAAAGGGGAAATTAGAAACCCTAATGGCAGACCTAAAGGAATACCTAATAGCAAGACTAGATTGCTAAGATTATTAGAATTGGTCCAAGTAAAGACTAATCCTATTACTGGTGAGAAAGAGGAGTTTAGTGTGGCAGAGCAATTAGATATGATGGTACTACAAAAGGCATTTAAAGGGGATTTAAAGGCTTATCAGGAAATACTTGATAGACTAGAAGGTAGAGCCAAACAAACCAATGAGATAGAACTTAGTGGAGGACTGCAAATAAATTGGGAGGAGAAAAAAACTTACGTTGAAAAAACAGGAAGCCTATAATTTGGGGAGTGGTTAAAACTTAGTATCTTTGTAAAAAAAGATATGAAAGAACTAAAAGGATTTGAGGGTCTTTATTGGATATATCCAAACGGAGACATTTTAACTAAAACTCAATATGGAGTAAAAGGTAGAGAAGCCATCCTAAAACCAGCAACTGATAATAAAGGTTATCGTAGGGTTGGTTTAATGAAAGATGGTAAATTAGTAACAAGAAAAGTACATAGATTAGTAGCTGAAAACTTTATACCTAACCCAAGCAATTTGCCACAAGTAAATCATATAAACGCAATCAAGACTGATAATAGAGTTGAAAACCTTGAATGGGTTACTCCAAAGCAAAACACTCAGCATTCAATAATGATGGGTAGATTCTTTTTTTATTCAGGGGAAAATAAACATCTAACTAGAGAACAAGTAATTGAAATTAGAGAAACTTATACTCCAAATGTTATAACAAGAAAAATGTTAGCTGAAGCATACGAAGTATCTGAATGGGTTATAAAAGATATATTACAAAACAAGACATACAAGCAATTTATTTAATGGAACTATCAATAAAACAAACTACTGCCCTTGACCTTCTTGAAGATACTCGCACAAACGAGGTTCTTTTTGGAGGCGGGGCAGGTTGAGGCGGAGGAAAAACAGCTTTGGGGTGTTATTGGCAATTAAAGATGCGATTAAAATATCCCAATACAAGAGGACTAATTGGGAGAGCCGTGTTAAAAACTCTAAAAGAAACTACCTTAGTCTCCTTCTTTCAAATAGCTAAAATGCAAGGGTTAGAAGCCAACAAGCATTTTAAATTCAATGCTCAATCTTCTACAATAGAGTTCCCTAATGGTTCTACTATCCTACTCAAAGACCTTTACTCCTATCCTTCCGACCCTAACTTTGATGAATTAGGTTCATTAGAGATTACCGATGCTTTTATTGATGAGGCAAATCAAGTAGATGATAAGGCTAGAAATATTATTAAATCAAGGATAAGATTCCAACTGGACCAAAACGATTTAGTGCCTAAGATTCTTTACACTTGTAACCCAGCAAAGAATTGGACTTACTCAGAGTTTTATAAGCCACAACAAGATGGAAGTATAGCAAAGAATAAAAAATTTATTACTTCCTTGATAGATGACAATCCTTTTATATCTAAGCATTACAAAGAGAACTTACTAACTTTGGATAGTGTATCAAAGGAGAGGCTTTTATTTGGTAACTGGGAGTACTTAGATGACCCTGCACAACTTATAGACTATGATAAAATACTTGATTCTTTTACCAATACTTTTGTTCCTATTGGGGATTCTTACATTACTTGCGATGTGGCACGCTTTGGTAATGACAGTACTGTTATTGGTATATGGAGTGGCTTTCGTGTTAGGTTTTATCAATTCAATGGTAAATCAGTTGTTGAGGTCGCTGAACTTATAAATAACTTTGCAACAGAACACAAAGTACCTACATCTAACATAGTTTGTGATGAGGATGGGGTAGGAGGTGGAGTTGTAGATATTCTTAGGTGTAAAGGATTTGTCAATAATAGTTCTCCATTAGTAAACCCTGTAACAAGACAAAAGGAAAACTTTGATAACCTAAAATCTCAATGCTATTTTAAATTAGCAGATATGATTAACAAAGCAGAACTTTACATTCAAGCCGATGGTAAACAAAAACAAACTATCATACAGGAACTAGAACAAGTGAAACAAAAGTCAGTAGATAACGATATGAAAAAAGGAGTAATTCCTAAAGATAAAGTCAAAGCAGCAATAGGTCGTTCTCCTGATTTTAGTGATTGTTTAGCTATGAGAATGTTCTTTGAATATTCGCCAAGATTTCAAGTAAGTGTATTTTGATGTAAAAATCATAACTTTGTTTAAATTCTAATAATATGGCATTTTTCGACTTCTTAACTAAAAAGAAGATTAACACTCTATTACCTAATATTCCTTTTGATACAAGTGTGGCTATTCAACGTGGAATCGTTACTTGGCAAGGTGGTGATGCAAGGTCATTCGTACAAGATGGATATGCAGCTAATGATATAGTTTACTCAATCGTAAAACTAATTACTGATAAAGCAAAACTTGCTCCATTCCACGTTTACAAAGTTAAAGATGAAATGTCTGCTAAAAGATATAAGTCCTTAATGAAACAACCAGATAAGATTACAAACTGGCAAGAGGTAAACGAATTACATAAGAAAGCATTTGAAATATATACTGGAGACCAAAGACTAAACGACTTATTAAAATATCCTAATGGTGAAGATACTTGGTCAGATTTAGTTGAGCAATGGTGTGGATTTAAGTTAATAACAGGAAATTCATTTATCTATGGAAAACTTATTGAAGCTGGTAATAACGAAGGGAAGCCATTTGAACTATTTGCTTTACCTGCTCAGTTTATGGCTATTATTGCAAATATCGATGTGTTCCCACCTACCAGAGTTGGCTACCAATTATACTACGGAGCAATGTGGTCCTTTGACCCTAAAGAAATCTTACACGATAAATACTACAATCCTCAATGGACAGTTACAGGTAGTCAATTATACGGACAAAGTCCATTATTAGCAGCAGCAAGAACTTTAACTAGAAGTAACGAAGCTAAGACTGCTGCCGTTGCATCATTCCAAAATGGTGGACCAGCAGGGGTTTTATTTATGAACGATGATAGATTCGACCCAATAAGTGGTAATCAACAAGCACAAGCATTAAAGAGAGCAATCAGCGAGAAAGGTGGTGCATCAAACTTTAACTCAATTGCAGTATCAGGTTATAAGGTTGACTGGAAACAAATAGGACTTAGTCCAGTAGAACTTAATATAATTGAATCGGAGAAATGGGATATGAAGGCTCTTTGTAATATTTACGGAGTACCATCACAACTATTAAACGATTCTGATAACAAGACTTACAACAACCAATTAGAGGGAGAGAAGGCATTAACTTTAAGATGTGCTATTCCTTTGTTAGATGCTTTGACTGAAAACTTAAATAGAAAACTACATTCTGACTGGGGTTATAGAAATAGTGGATTATATGTAGGTTATGATATTCAAGTTTACCAAGAATTAGAAGCTAATAAATCAGAGCAAGTTGCTTGGTTAAATACTGCTTGGTGGATATCTCCTGCTCAAAAGAATGAGATTATGGGTATTAAAACTCCAGACTATATTTCACAAGAGGAAATGGAGAAACTTTACATTCCTTCATCATTGCAACCTACTGACCAATTTCAACCTTTGAACATTCCTGACAACCTAAACCCATAAAATGATTTGGCAAGATTATAGAAAACTATATGCCAACGCATTAAAACAATATTCGCCTAAGTTCAAGAAAGAACTGCAAAATCAGGTGAATACCTATTGCCGTACACAAGACTATTCTAAAATTAGCGACAAAGCACTTAAAAAGACCATTTACAAGCTCCATTTGGCTATGGGTACCAAGATGGCTCTAATAAGCGAAAGTGCCGTTAAAAAGTCTGTAAAGGGGGTTTATGTGCCTATGGAGTACAAGTCTGCTAAGACTGATGCTTTTCAGTATGCTATTATCCAAGTCCTCCAAAATGATGGATTAGACCAATTAGCAGCAGATATTACCGATACAACTAAAGAGCAAATAAGAAGATTCCTAATTCAATCGCAAGAGCAAAATTTAACAATGCCTCAAACAATTGCTTTGCTTAGAACTTCAGGCATTACGGATTATAGAGCAGAACTTATTGCTAGAACGGAAACAGGCAGAGCAGCTAACATAGGTTCACAAGTTGGTGCAACTGCTACTGGATTAGTTACATTAAAAGAATGGATTGCAGCTAGAGACAACAGAACAAGGAGAGAACCAAGAGACCAAACAGACCATTTAATTATGGATGGGGTAAAACTGCCTATGAATGAAAAGTTCCAAGTGCCAAATATAAAAGGAAAACTAATGGGAGAGAATGGGAGATACGACCCAATGGACCATCCTTGCGATTCATCTGCAAGTGCATCTAATGTTTGTAATTGCCGATGCACTTTAGGATATGAGGCAGTAAGAGGTGCAAATGGTAAACTTTTAAGCCTAGCAGATAATCCTCCAATGGGTAGAATAGGTGTTATTTGGAATGCCTTACAAAACGCAATCGGACAATCAATATCAAAACTTATAGCATCATTAATACAATAATAAAAAAAATAATAACTTTGTCAATATGAAAACATACGCATCAAAAGATACTATTGTTGAAAAACAAGATATCGGTTACGAGGTAATGGATGTTGATACCGAAACTCGTAGAGTTAAAGCAGTTTGGGCAAGAACAGGAAACATTGATTTAGATAATGACATTATAGTTCCTGAAGCCTTTACTAAAACTCTAAAGGAAAGAGGTCCAGCAGGAAAGAATTTAATCTGGTCATTAGTTGACCATTGTGCTGAAATGGAAGCCGTAATCGGTAAACCAGAGCAATTATACATTGAGGGGGATATGCTTATAGCAATCACTCCAATAGTAGAGACTGAGACTGGTGAGGATATGATTAAAATGTATGATGCTGGTCTTATCAATCAACATTCAATTGGATTTAGTACAATAAATTCAAGCGTTGCAAAAGATGGTGTAAGAACAATAAGTGAACTGAAACTTTATGAAGGTAGTGCAGTATTATGGGCAGCAAACCCAGAGACACCAACTATCTCTGTTAAAAATGAAGTTAAGAAAGAGCAATTAGCAAATAGGCTAGAGAAACTCTTGAAAGCGTTTAAAGGTGGTCGTTTCACAGATGAGACCTTTGCGTTGATGGAGATTGAAATAAAAAGGATTCAATCAGAATTATTAGAAATTGAAATCGTTAAAGAAATCACTCAGACCGAGCAATCACTTGAGCCGATTATCGAAGAAGTTAAAAACAATGATGAACAAATCCTGAAGGCAATTAAAGAATTTAATAAAATATTAAAAAAGTAAAATGGAAAACGTAATTAACGAAATGGCTGAGAACCTTAAAGGTTTTCAAGCTAACATCGAAGCTAAGTTAGAAGAAACTAAAGCTGAGATTAGAGTTGTAAGAGATGAAGCACAAAAACAATTTGATGCTCAAGCTGCTGCAACAAAAAAAGCTGCAAAGCGTGAAACTAAATATCTTGACCAAGTTATCATCGAGAAATTAGATGGTAAATTAGATGAGATGGAAAAATCAATGAAGTCTAACGGAAAATTCCGTGTTGATTTATCTGATGTTAAAACAATGACTTTAAGTGGTTCATTAACAGGAGATGCTCAAGCATCTTATGCTCCTAATGCTTCTATCTTACCAAGTCAAGCAATTAACTTCCGTGATTTAGTACCAACTGTAAGAAGTGAGTCAGGTCTTTATGTATTCTACAAAGAGACTGCAACTACTAACAACATTGCTGCTCAAACTGAAGGTTCTGATAAAGGACAAAATAGCTACGCATTAAGCGAGGTTAAAGTTGTAAATGACTACATAGCTGGTTTCTCAACTTTCTCTAAGCAAATGGCTAGAAGTTTACCTTTTTTGAGTACAACTTTACCAAGAATGTTAACTAGAGATTTCTACAAAGCTGAGAATGCTGCGTTCTTCTCTACTGTTTCTGCTGCTGCAACTGGTTCTACTACAACTGCTGAAACTGTTGATTTAAAGCAATTAGTTGACTATATCGGCAACCAAAAGAGTGCAAACTTTATATCTTCTGTTGCTTTAGTAAGCCCTTCTCAATTAGGTCGCTTATTGAAAGAAACTATTGTTGCTGGTTATTATGCTGGTGCTGGTAGTGTTATTGTTAATCCTAATGGTGGCATCACAATATGGGGTACTCCTGTAATTGCTGCATCTTGGGTTACTGATGATAAAGTACTTATTCTAGATAACAACTTCTGCGAAAGAATTGAGGTTGAAGGAATGGCTATTGAGTTCTCTTATGAGAATGCAAGTAACTTCCAACAAAATATGGTTACTGCTCGTATTGAGTGTTATGAAGATATTAACTTAATGCAACCAACTTCAGCTATTTTTGCTGACTTAGGAAACGTATAGTTCTAATCTTACATAGATATAGAGACCCCATCTTAATCGATGGGGTTTTTTATTATAAATAATGTAAATTTGTAAAAAAGGAAATATGTATAACTTTCTAAATGATTATACTTTCATAGATAATACTCCAGTAGTAGAAGGTGTAACAGTAGCAGAAGCAAAATTGTATTGTCGTGTTACAACTGCATCAGAAGATGATTTATTTGAAGAATTAATAACTCAAGCTAGAGAATCTATTGAAAAGGTTACTAATTTAAGCCTTATCCCTAGACAAGTAAACACTTGGTTTGATAATCAAGCAGGAGGATATGAATTGCCATTTGGTCCAGTAACATTCTTTATGGCTCTATTTAATGAGCAAGGAGATGAAATAGCAACAGAAAATTATGTATTAGTAGGAGACCAATATCCTAAAGTAAGGAGACCTTTATTTACTAATATGTCTGCTCAATATATGGCTGGGTTTAATTGCATACCTAAAGACTTAAAAATAGCTATTTTAGACCAAGTATCATTTGATTACGAAAATAGAGGACTAGATGGAGACAAGGGAATATGTGAAAAGACTTGGAAGGCTTGTCAAAGATGGACCAGACAATCACCAATATTATGAGAATAGGAAGGGCAAAAACAAATTATGTAGATACTAACTCTATGACAATGGAGATTAGCTTATATGTGCCTACAAGGGTAACAGATGGTGAAGGAGGTTATACAACTACCTTTGCCTTACAAGAAGTCGTTTGGGGGGATTTTCGCCCAGATAATCAAAATAGAGCATTATTAGAAATGGAGTTAAGTTTTACTCGTTCTGCTAGATTGTTTATTAGATACGATGTAACAATTACCGATAATTACCAATTAGAGGTGGAAGGTGTAATGTACACAATACACTCAATTAAAGATGTAGAAAATCAGTTTAGATTTTACGAAATAATAATGTACGCATAATGGCTGGATTTGCACTTAATTTAACTGGGTTGCCTAATCTTATGACTAGATTAAAAACTCTTGAAGATAATCTAACTAAAGGTGTAGCTGAAGAAATTAGTGCATCTACATTAAAAATTGAACGTGATGCTAAAAGAAATGCACCAGTTAATTTTGGCTCATTAAGAAAAAGTATTCACGCTGAATCTATGTTAAATGGATTAACAGGTAAAGTGATTGTTGATGCTTCTTATGCTCCTTATGTTGAGTTTGGTACAGGTGGTAAAGTTTCAGTTCCTAGTGGGTATGAATCATTTGCAATGCAATTCAAGGGAGGCAAAAGTGGTACTTATTATGATTTTTTATTAGCTATTATGCAATGGATTAAAAGAAAAGGGATTACACCTAAAGATTCTACTTATAGTGTTAAAACACAAAGAAGAATAGGCACTAAATCACAAAAATTTGACCAAGATGTAAGAATGGCTCAAAGTATAGCATTTTCAATATTAAAGAAAGGAATCAGACCACAACCCTTTTTAATACCAGCTTATGAAGAAGAAAAACCTAAATTGTTTAATAGACTAAAAAAACTACTCAATGTTAAATCCTAATATAGAAATAAAGAAATGGTTTTATACCGAATTAGTAAGTGCTACTAGCTTAGGTGTTTATGATGGTTTTGGTCCAGATGGAATAGGTAACGAATACATTATTTTAGATGGCAGAACATCAAGCCAAGAACAAGGGAAAGCAGGTTATACAAACGCTATCACTATTATAGTTGACATTGTTACAAAAAATGCTAACTTTGGCTATAAACGAGCTGAAGAAATAAGTGATTTGGTTTTGGCGAATATAAATTCTGATTCAACAATAACTTTAAGTAATGGTTTTACATCATCTGCTTTAAGCGTTGGAAGTGTTAGAAATTTAGATGGATTAAACCCTTTGGATAACGTTTTTAGAACAATTATAACATATAATATAATAATAACTCAAAATTAAATAAAATGGCAGAAACTAAAGTATCAGCAAGAGACTATATCCTTTTAGCTGACATAGACAATGACGGAACATTCAAACCTGTTGCTTGTCTTACAACTAACTCAATGACATCAACTGTTAACACTATTGATGCAACTTCTAAATGTGGCGACCAATATCAAGCTGGTCCTTCATTTACTCAATCATTCAAAGGTGATGGTTTTGCAATTGATGAAACAGGAACTCCAAGTAAGGATTCTTACCAACAATTGTATGTTGCTCACGCTGCAAGAACATCTTTCAATATGAAGATGGGTAAAGCAACTCCAACTGCTGGAGATATAGTTTATTCAGGTCAAGTATTTATTTCAAACTTTGATGTAAATGCAGATGATAAAGATGATGTAAAATTTACTGCAACTTTCGTAGTAACTGTACCACCATTAACACAAACTGAAACTGCATAAAAAATAACCTATGTTTGAATTAAGACTGAACAACAAAATTATTCCTTTAAAGTGGGGAACTTGGGCAATGAAACGTTTTTGTGAATTAGAGAATAAAACTCTAGTAGAACTTATAAATGTTTTATCTAGTGGAAACTATGATTTAAGCACTATTGTTAATATCATTAGTGCTGCTGCCGAAAGTGGATATAAAAGCCTTCAAAAGCCTATTGATTTTGATGAGTATATAATTTGTGAATGGATAGATGAAGTAGGTGGTTTATCTGCTAAAGAGGGTCAATTAATTGCATTTATGAAGTATATGCAAGATTCAATGACACCAGATTTACAGGAAACTAAGAAAGAGGCAAAAAAAAAATAGGATTTTATAGTTGGGATTCTCTATTAATTCTCGCAATTGAAGTTGGCTTGACAATAAATGAGTTTTGGCAACTATCTTGGCGAGAATTTTTGTTGTATAATATGGCATACCAAAATAAGGAAGTAAAGGAATGGGAAAGAGTAAGAACTTTATCGTATATGATATATTTATCTAATACATCTGATAAATCTCCTAAAAGTCTCAAATCCTTTATGCCTTTGCCAAGTGATATAGATGAGAATGAATATGAACCTAAACTAACAAACGAGGAGCTTCAAAGAACATTATCTTTGTATGGAGTAAAATAATAAAATGGCAAACGAAACTTTACAATTAATAATAACTGCCGATAATAAAGAAGCGTTAAAAGCTATTGAGGATTTAGCAAAATCAACTTCTGGATTAAAGACTAGGTTTCAAGAGATTAAAGGAGATACTAATCAAGCTGCACTTGCTTTAAATAACTTATCTAGGGTTGCACAAGATGCTCCTTATGGTTTTATAGGTATAGCAAACAACATTAATCCGTTGTTAGAATCATTCCAACGATTAAAAGATACTACTGGAAGTACAACTGGTGCTTTTAAATCAATGCTTTCTAGTTTAGCTGGTCCAGCAGGTATTGGTTTAGCAGTAGGTGCTTTAACTTCTATTATTGTTGCATTCGGTCCTAAAATTAGTCAATACATTGCTCAAATATCTGAAGCTGATATGGCTCAAAGAAAAATGAATGATAGTATTGCAAAGGCAACAGGTTCAGCACAAGCAGAGGCAGATAAATTAACTATTTTAAATGATATTGTAAAAGATAGCACTTTAACAACTAACGAAAGAGAAACTGCGTTAAAACAATTACAAAATACTTATAAAGGTAATATTGAACTACAAAAATTAGATATTAATGATGGTCAAAGATTAGAAGTAGTCATTAATGGTATTACAGAGGCTTTAAAACGTAAAGCATTAGCACAAGCATTTGCAACATTAATAGCTGAAGAAGAAGCAAAGAAAGCAAGATTACAATTAGATAGTTTAGCTGAAATGAGAGACAAAGTAGGTGCTGCAACTGCTGCTTGGACATTTATCAAAGCTGCATTGACTAATGCTTCTGGTGAAATGGTTTCACTTCAATATAATACCGAAATAACTAATGAAGCACTAGATAAACATCAAGAAGAATTAGGAGCAGTAGATAAAAATATTAATTCATTAAAATCTAATTTAACTGATATTACTCGTGAGCAAATAAAATACAAAGATTCTACTACTTTATCTACTACTGCTTTAAAAGCACAAAGTAATGAAATGACTAATTATCAGAGAGAATTAAATGCTTATATAAAATCAGAACAAGATATAACTAGACCCACAAGGGCACAAAGAAGAAAAGCAACTCCAGTATTATTTCAACTTAATAGACAAAGAACAGACAAGATAAGTGAAGATGTACCAGCTTGGTACACAGACACTATGAATGAACAAACAAGTGTAGCTGCCCAAGACTTAGAAACTCTTAACACTCAATTAAAATTATCTGCTGAATTAACATCTGTTGTTGCTTCAGGTTTTAACAATGTATTTGAGACTTTTGTTAATGGTGGAGATATAGGCAAAGCATTAGAAGAATCGTTTAAAAGAATTGCTATACAATTAGTTGAAATGGTTGCACAAGCATTAATATTCAAAGCTATTTTAACTGCATTGGGTGTCGGTGCTACTCCTTTAGGTGCTGCTGCTTTAGATAGTGGAATGGGATTTGGTGGTGGTGGTTTATTAGGTCAATTTTTATTAAAGGGTAGTGATTTAGTATTAGCAACTCAAAGAGCAAATAGTAACCTTAACCTGAGAAGATAATATGGCATATCAAAATAAATACAAAGCAACATTTGCAAGTAAATCAGGCAAAACGGCTTATTTATATTTACAAGAAGATTCTTATGCTGGTAGTTTAATTGAGTATCAAGGAGTAGGTATTAACCTTCAGTATATACCTAATTCAGATGACCCATTTGAGCCTATTTATGCAAGTCAATTAGGAGTGGTTTTAGATGTAACAGATAACCTAGCTAATATCCCTGATTTTACTACTTTAAATGATAGAAA